CTACAAGCGCTGCTGCAATAGTTGCGCGAAGGGTTGAGATCGCCGCCATGGTTAGCCAACCATGCTACGCGGATCGAGAAAAGGGGCAAGTAAGCCGCGAACGCGAGCAAGCAAAGTGTTACCCATGCGATAAGGACTTGGAGCATAGCCATCGATGGTTACGCCACCGCTTGAAGGCGCTTGTCGGCTCTGCCAGATGTCGATCGAGATCATCAGGCTGGCTTCTTGGATCGCTGGAATGGTTGAATAATCTGTGTAAGTCTCAGCTGCTGCAATTCCATAAGGCTCAACTGTGTGGCGTGGATTATCGCTAGTGTGAGTTGTAGTTACCGAGAATGATCGACTGTCAACGCCTGTAATTGTCTTAGTGCCGTTGTACTTTGTGCCAGCGCCTGAGATAACTACTGACTGTCCGACATAGAAGAACTCGCGGATATCCTGATCAAAGTAAAGAGTGCCGACTGTGCCGGTATTGCCATGAGCAATTATATATTGTTGGTTCTTCCATAGAAAAGGCAAGAGTACATTATCGGCTGCATCGCAGACCTGCTGCAAAACTGCATCAGCATAGAGAGTTCCAACGCCAAGGGCGGTGCGTAACTCTGCAACTGTGGTCAATGCCATGCTTTTATCCTTTCCTAAAGACTGGCTGGGTAGAAGGGCACTACCCAGCCAGCGACTTAAGTGTGGCTTACGCCTTGTTGTTCTTAAATGCGCCTGCTGCAACCTTAGTTGCAATAGCGCCGTAGCCGTAGTAACCGATAGTTACCTGACCTGCGGCTGTTGACTCCGCACGCAAACGGTAATTAGGTGACTCGTACCATGTGTAAGCATCTGGGTTAACGATAAGAATTGTTCCATCGCCATCGCCGCCGTTTGTTGGATCAACATAGAGGTTGAGTCCTGCGACATTACCTGTAAGTGATGTAGGTGTAGCCAAGCCTGCTTGGTTCATTGGATTTGTAACTGTGTTGTAAATTGGACGACCTGCATCGTTAAGTGTCATGATGTTAGACCATTGTCCAGTAGATACAACCATGTTACGAGCGAATGGATTTGAAAGTCCTGCTGTTGCGCCATAGACAGAAGCTGATCCGCGAGCAACAATGCCGAGAAGTTCTGCTGCTGTTGGGTATGTTGCAACTGTTGTTGCATCTAGTGATGCACCTGAGATCAACGCTGCATTAACTGCTGCGTTAGTTGTCTTTGCGTAAGCTGCTGCCATGTTGCGAACGAGTTCATCAAAGAATGCAGGAGATGTACGATCAAGCAATTCAACAGAGAATGTCTGTTGTCCGGCGTACTTCTTAACTGATACTGACAAGAACGCTGAGTTCTGATCTGTGTCTGTGAATGCTGCATCTTCTGCAACTTCGCCGACTGCTGGCATCTGTGTGATCTTTGGGATCTCGAAAGTCATGCCGGCATCTGGAAGAACTCCGCGTGAGATCGCATCGATCGATGGGCGAATTGTTGTTCCAAGTGGGTTGATGATTTCGTTAAGTTGACGAGTTGGTACTAGACCAGCGTTGTCTGTTGTGTTGTCTGCTGCTGCGATGTATTGACGAGCTGACTCATCGCCAAGTGCTGCGCGAATTGAGTTTTCTGCGTACTTTGCAGCTGTGATTTCAATGCGTGGCTTTGTGTAAGCCATTGCTGTTACAGTAGGGCGAGCAGCTTCAACTGCGGCAGCCTCAACTGTAGGTGTTGCTTCGACTGCTGTGGTTTCTTCCACGACTGTCTCGCTTTCTGTTGGTTGGGTAGGTTCAGCGACTTCATCTTCTGATGCCGCTATATCGGTTACTGCCGCAGACTTGAATGCCGCTGCTTGTACCAAACTTACTTCGAGCAGGTCTGCGCTCGATACATACAACACGCCATTCTTAGGCTTTGCTGCATTGACCATAACTCCAATACTGAGACCAGTACGAAGTTCCTCGCTTGCTTCGATGAGAGCATCTGAACCCCGTGAGGACTTAGAAATCTTGAAAGAAGCAAAGATGCCATCTTCAGTCTCATTAAAGAATTGAGCGCGACCGATAGGCTGCTTAGGGTCATGCTCTAATAAGAGTTTGACTTTGCTAGTGTCAGAGATGTTTATCGCACCGCGCTCAAATACAACTGCACCGGCAGAAGTGTTTCCAACTTCTCCGCCGAATGGCACTATTTTGCCAGAGATAGTGCGCGCTGCGCTATCTGCTGTGAGTTCTGCCGAGAATGTCAGCATTTCGCTCATATCATTCCTTCGCTTCCGTTAGGTGTTAAGTCTGTCATTTCCATCGCTTGCTCCTGTGTGATCAACTGGAGATCAAGAAGTTCACGAATGATCTGCAACTCAACGAGTGGATCTGTTCTTAAATAGTTCTTATCGATGTCGAACTTAACGATGTTTCCGCGAGCGGTGATATCGTCCATAGACAGGCGATCCTCGATGGCGGATACGAAAGGCTGCAAAGATAGTGTGAGGAACTGCTTGCGCTCATCTGTGACATTCGCATAGGTCATGGTTGTGTTCTGATCTGCTGAGACATAGTAAGGCGGTACATTGCAAAGGCGAGCGATTTCTGTCGCTAGGTTCTGAATAGCCTCGTTGTACATCATGTCTTTAGGGCTGAAACCTACGGTGTTATATTCAAGAGTAGATGTTAAATATGCGGTGCTGCGATTTTGACGGGCATTCTTGAAAGCAGCTAGTAATCCTTGAACTTCCTGCGGCGGCAAGTCTGCGCCTGTGTTCTTTAGGTATCCAGTAGGCATCGGAGTTGCGGCAGCAATAACCGCAGCCTTTTGAATGTCTAGTGCTGCACGAATAGTAGAAGTGCCGGTGCTTAAGATGCCATCGCTTAGCGACTGGAAGGTAATTAGCGAACCAAGTCCGTCCATCGGTACTGTCGTTCCATCGATGGCGTAAGATCTAACGAATACATTGTCGCGATCAAGTGTTGCAGTTACGCGACTATTGGCGATCCATTCAAAGCGAGACGGTCTGCCATCTTCCTGATAAGTCTCGACAACTTGCCAGAAGGCTTGACCGTAAAATAGAAGCGAGTCAACTGTGTAAGCAATAGTTACAGAGCGTGGCTGAGAATAAGAAGGTTGATCGAGCCATAGTGGCTTTCCTAGTTCTTCACCTGTTGACTTCTTGTAAAGTTCTAGAGGAATTGTGCCGATCGTTCCGGCTAAAAGGTTACGACAACGCGCTAACGCTGGAACCCCCATCGCTTCTGTGCGACCGACATAAGCGAATTGAAAAGGCATCGCATAAGGAGAATACTCACCGAGAACTTGTGGAGCATATTGCGCTTCGACATTAGCAGTCGGTGTTGCACCTGTAAGGCGCGAAAGGATACCCATAGACGGCAATTATACACTACAGGTAGGTCATTCTGTGTAGATAGCCGCTATCTGTTGTGGCTTGTAAAGCATGTGAACAACCATTGCGGTAGCAATAGCGCCAGAGACATCGCCAGCCGATTTTCTTTTAACGATACGCCAAGCAGAGTCATTGACTTTAGCTGCGCAGTTATTCATCTGTTGTATCCAGTTAGCCTGTCCTGAATGGACAACTCGAAGATTAGACAACCCATCAAGTAAGTCACCGCAAGCCTGATAGAAGGCTGCTCCCGATATGTCTTGAGTTATACAGCCAGCATTTGTTAATTTATCAGCAATGCTCTGGCATGTGTATTTGTCATAACAGATCTGGCGTGGTCGATATTGATCAGCCCAAGCCTTTATATCAGCAGCGATCTTTAAATCATCTACTGAGACTGCCGACTCCCAAGTCTGCAAGATGCCAACTCCAATTCGTCCATCGGGGAGTAATTGACCGGCAACTAGCGAAGCATTGCGCCTAGATGGTGACACATCAAAGCCAAAGACTGTGTAACCGCCAACTGGAATAGTAAGACTTGCATCGCTGGTATCTTCAAGAATGCCATGCGCCCAAGGTGAACTTAGGGAGTCGATCCATTGGCAAAGCAACTCTGTGCGAGTATTTTCGATAGGGCTAGTAGCAACCGACTCCGCCAAGGTTTCTTTAGTGACTAAATATCCAAGCGCAGGGTTAGCAAGCGCCCATGCCTTAGGATCATCGATCTTGCAATACTGTGGCGCAGAGTATTCATAATAGCCGAAAGTTTTAGGCGGGTTGTCTAGCGCTCGTTCTCTTAGTTGATTAAGTACAACGCTAAAAGCATCTCCAGCATTAGAAGTCAGGAAGGTGTGCGCATTAGGTCTAGCGCGAGTCACCGGCATCGCAGCTCGATAACCTTCCTCTGACCACTCTCGAACTTCATCAAGGAATAACGCATCGGCTGATCGACCGCGAGCGCCGTCTCTAGTAGCTGCTACTACATCAAGTCTGCGACCGTCTTTCATCTCGATCGACTCTGTGCCATTGGCATATCTGATCTGCTTGACCAGCGCCATAAGGTTCTCATTGTTCTCAAAGACATGAGCTACCTGCCTAAAAGTGTCCAGAGCCATCGAGCGATTAGATGAAGCGATGATGATGTTCTTGCTATCCCATTTGAGAAGGTGAGCCAAGATAAGCATTCGCGTTAAGTGGGTCTTGCCGTTCTGGCGGGCTACCAGCAGCAGGTTCGTCTTGCGGATCCATTGACCCTTCTTGTCCACGCGAAGCATGTCGGTTAAGCAGAACTTCTGCCATGGTAATAAGGGCATCTTGATAAGTTCAGATAACTCAATTACATCAGCAACCTTAGAAGCGCCCTTTAAGTAAGGGCTGTGAAGCCTTGGCTCAGTTGCCCCTCGTAGCGATCGGGAACCTTTTGCCACCTTTAGTTACCTTCTTGGACTGGTCGGGCGCTAAACGGACTGTCTTGGTGAATTATGGATCGTGTTGGGGAGGCGGAGCCAGAAAAGACAGGGGGGC